AACGAATCTTTAGGAACTCAACTTGTTGGTAGTACAGTTGTTAGTAGTAGTTCAGAAGACATTTATGTTGGATGGTATGATCCTCTTGCACAATCTTTCTTGGTTGATGAATCAACTGGTGTATTTGTTACAAAGTGTGATGTATACTTTAAGACCAAGGATGATATGGATATCCCTTGCGTCTTCCAAATCAGGAGCATGAAGAATGGATTACCAACACAAAATATTCTACCATTCTCTGAAATTGTAATAGAACCAGATGATATTAATGTTTCTGGTGATGGGTCAGTTGCTACTACTATAGAATTTAAGGCACCTATTTACCTTGAAGGTAATGGTACTGAATATGCTATTGCTTTAGCATCTAACTCAACCAAGTACAGTGTCTTTATATCAAGGATAGGTGAGACTGATTTATTGACCGATACTTATATTTCTAACCAACCATATTTGGGTTCTTTATTCAAGTCTCAAAATGCTTCTACTTGGGAACCAAGTCAATGGGAAGATCTTAAGTTTACATTATACAGAGCAGACTTTATTAATTCAGGATCTGTAGAATTCTATAGTCCAGAATTGAAAGAAGGAAATGCACAAATTCCTACTTTGATGCCTGATTCTTTAGTTCTAAAATCAAGAAAAATTAGAGTTGGTCTTGGAACAACTTTGGCAGATAGTGGATATGCTAATGGTAATACATTCTTCCAAGCAGGTACAAATGCTACTGGTAATTTGGTTGGTACTGCTGGAACAGCAGCTGGAACATTAAGTATTGCCAATGCTGGTATTGGATATACACCTACTGATGGTAATCTTACTTTTAGTGGAGTAGATCTTGTAACTCGTACTGGTAAAGGTAGTGGTGCAAAAGCAAACATTACTGTCGTTGATGGTGTTGCTGTTGCTGCTACTGTAAGTAATGCAGGTGGTCGTGGTTATGCTGTTGGTGATGTAGTTGGAGTAACTACTATAGGAATTGCTTCAGTTGGTCAAGATTTAAGATTAACTGTTGCA